TTCTGCAAGTTTTATATGGCTAATTACTTCTCTGACTTTTCTGTCAATCTTAACCATATTGAGAGTATATCTACCCTCCTTAAGATGATCCTGCTCCCATTCTAGGTCCAGACCCTTCTTCTTCGTGTACAGGTCCTGCAGATGTTGTTCCATCTTCTATAACCTCCTCATAGGTTATTCTATTAGTCCTTGGATCGTGCATTTCTCCAAGAGACTCCCACTTTATATCATTTTTTCCTAGTTTGTCAATGATAGCATTTTCTATATCAATGGGGCCATCCAAAGATTCAATAATAAAATCTGCACGTAATTGATAAGCAAATATTTGGACTCTAAATTTCTTCATGTTTCTCACCATTTATGAAATAAAATGGGGCGGTTTTAAGGCCGCCCCAAAATTTTAGGTATTACGCACCTTCAACACCGAAGATACCTCTAGGGTCAGACGCGCCAAAAGCGTATCTTTCTCTAGCTTTGTATCTTACGTTGCCAGTATCGAAATCACCTTCCATTGCAGTTGTCAATGGAGCTCTGTTGAAATATTTCATTCCATTTGGAACATCAGTGATAATGTAGAATGAATCAGCATCAGTTAAAAAGTTATTAACTCTGTAACCTTGTGGGATCATACCCATAGATGCGATAGCATTGATATCATTATCAGCTGTACCAGTTCTACCTGCAGACTTCATCAGTCTTTCAGCGTTGAATTGGTTTTCCGAAGGAACGATCATTTTCACTCCTCTAGCTGCAACTTTAAGACCTCTTTCATCAGTCATAGCCGCGATGTCAATCAACGACTGTTCTAATGAAGTTTCGTTAAGATCTGCCTGCGTAGTCAGCGTATTTTTAAAAGTACCTGCTATCGTAGGGTGGTTCGTTGCAAATAAAGCTACTCCATCACCTGTTTTGAAAGTTGCAGTTGATGGTAATCCATTGATTAAAGGCTCAACAGATTTTACTTGTTTTGCATTCGACATAGATCTTGCTAAAGCTTTTGTATATCTAGAAGCTAATCTATCGTAGAGGTTATCTTCGATAGCTTCTTCTGTGATTGCAAATGCTAAAGCTACAGTCTCCATAGTGTATCTAGCTGTGAAAGTTTCTTGTGCATCATCAAATGATACTCCTGCACCTTCAGCTTTCACTTGTGCGTTTGCGAAACCAGATAACATTACTTCCTCTTCGAAAGCTCTGTCAGATGATTCCTCGGCATAAATTTCAGCATGCTGATTTTCATACCTTTTGTACTCCAGCCCGAATAGTGCATTCAAGCCAGGTTCTAACTCTTTTACGAGTTGCGATCGTGATATTGCCATATTATGCTCCTATTATGCGCTTACAGTTCCAGTGCCAAACCATTGTGATTTGTTAGCAACAACGACTACTGTACAGTTAGCAGCAGTTCCATCTTCGTTAGAAGGATCTTCTGCAATTCTTAACAGTCTCCATGTGTTGTTAATATCGTGGATTGACGCCACCGTTAACGTGTTATCAGACTGACCAGAAATCGTGCTTCCAGAATTGGCTGCAGATCCCATAGTTCTACCCATTTGTGCTTCAATAGCTGGGTTGTTTGCACCTAATGCTGCAGACGTTCCTGCTAAATATTGCTGAAATGGATTGTCGATAACAAACGCTGTGATGTCTTCACTGTTTGCTGGAGTTACTTGTGAATAGTAGTTCTGAAAAGTTGGCTTCTCTGTAGTCGCCGCGTTATAGAACACACCGTTTAAAACACCAATCGTAGGATTAGTGACTGCTTGTTGTCCTCTGATAATATATCCAGGGTTTGTGTTAGCACCACCTGCAGAGTCGATCTGCACGTAGTTACCTTGGAATATTGAGTGAGCATAACCAGCATCGATTTTGTATTTATTCTGACCGCCAGTAGCAGGTGTTGCACCTAACGTCCCAGCAGGAATTAAACCAAAACCTTTTGTGTTACTATTTGCCATAGTTTTACTCCTTTATGTACCTGCCTTCGAAAAGGCCTCCAGTACGGTTGATAGAAATTCAGTGATATTTAAAATTACTTTTTCGTACCACCGAAGGTTACACGAGATTGCCTGTCAACATTGATAGGCATCCTCTTATCCTGCTCCCGCATAAGATCGTTGTTTACTGCTTCGCTTCGTTCAGCATGACGTCTTGTCATGTATTCCTGACGTTGCTTCGCGATCTCGATAGGTACCTTCGCAAGTAGAAGGCCGCCAACCCCAATCACTCCCTTGTATCTGCCCTCATCGAGGACCGGATAGTCAGATGCGTTTTCGACTTCTTCGGCACGTACTAACTCATAACCTTCTCTCATACGAGAAGCTATGTTTTTGGTGTCTTGAAATCCAACACTCTCTGCTCTAATCCATCTATACCTGAATCCATCAGGTGCAGGGGGTGCATCTAGAGATGATGGTGGAACCCACACTTTTGGTCTTTCAGACTTTGACCGTGTGTCGTTCGCACGAGAAGTTTTTTTATCTTTTTCCATTACGCCTCCTTCGTG